TTACGTGGCTTCATCGCAGCTACGGACCAATTTCGGACCAATCTGGAGCTTTTCCAGCTCCTGCCAGTCATTGGACGAGTTAATCCAACGTGCATAAGTCGATAAGAGCATCTGCACGCTATGCCCGAGCTGTTGGGCGATAAATGCGGGGTTGAGACCGGACATTAAGCATATTGTCGCATAGGTATGGCGGCAGTTATACGGTGGGCGATATCGGATCCCCAAACCCTTCAGGATCGGGCGCCATTGGTGGTGGAGGTCCGATGTCTGCTTGACGTACTCGCCGTTCTTCCCTGGTGGGAAGACGAACGGCGATTCATTGAACTGTCCCTTGCCCTGCTTGCGACGCTCTGCATACTGCTTCGCGAACTCCAAGGCATGCAACGCTCTGTCGTTGAGCAGAACAAACCGATCGCGGCCGGTTTTTGTCCTCTCTTCCACAATGCCCAGTGCGACTGTCCGTCGGACGTGAGCGGTTTTCTTTATCGAGTCCACCGCATCCCAGCGTAGAGCCAAGCCTTCAGAGAGACGAAGCCCCGTGAAGAACATGAACTCGAAGAATGCTGCGTAGATCTGGCTGGGCCAGTGCGCGTGCTTGTATAGCTCAGCGATGATCAAATTGGCTTCGTCGAGAGTGAACGGATCGACTTCCTTCCTTGAGCGCGCTGGAAGTTGGATCGCTTCGGCGGGATTCCTGGTGATCAGCCCGTCCAGCACAGCTGAGCGGAGGATTGTCGACAGCTTCACCATGGCATTGCGTTTAACGGATGCCGATGTCCAAGTGATCGAGGTGACGATCCGCCTAAGAAGCGTGGACGTGATCAGATCTATCCGTACCAAGGCGAGGTAGGGCACCCAATACAGATTTAAGGTGCCTTTGTAATTGAGCCTCGTGCCCGCCGCGATCTCCCGGCTGTCCAACCACAATTGCGCGTACTCGCCGAACGTTGGTACGCCACCCACGACAGCGCCTGAGCTAGGAAAGAGTTCCGCGTACTTGTCATGGTCGAGTAGGTTGAGTTTTATCAGGCTGTTTACTTTATCTCGAAGCTGGGATGCAGCCTTGATGCCTTTTTGTGTCGCGGGATAGGGAAGGGTCTCACTCCTGCGAGCACCTTCCCACATGAACCTGAGCCGGAGCGAGCCGTAGTGGACGTCGATGCCAGGGGGTAAATCCATTGGCTTTCCAGCCATTCGTCATACCTCTTTTTGCTGTAGATAATTCGGCCGCTGTGCTTCATCCATACGCCCTCGGGAATAGACCCCCGTAGTCGCCGGCCTTCGAGAGCGCGCTTCGTGCAGCCGAGCAAATCGGCCATTTTCTGTTCGGTAACTTTGTCGACGTCACCGGTGTTGGCGGTTTCCATGGGTGGTCTCCACGCCGCCGGCGGCGGCAGGTCGGATTGTGGAAAATTTAAAGGCGCGCAGGTTAATCTCCGGCTTCTTTACAAGAGCCAGGGGGTCAAATGTCGAATGGGATCAAATGGTGTGCAGCCCTAATGCTCGTTGTCACAATGGCCGGCTGCGGTAGCCAGCGCTTGAGCTATGCACCCTCTGCTGAACAAATCAGTGGGCGTCAGGAAGCTGTCGACTTTGTCGAGCAGTCTTTTTTCGAGGATTACGGAAAGAAGTTCCGACCTCAGTCGGTCGTAATCACCGACAAGGTCATCATCTTGTCTGACGGGGTAGTTTCAGAAGCTACCGGACTTGTCTCCGCGGTTCCGCTGGGCACGGGCGCCATTGCAGCAGGCAGTAGTAGGAGTGTCACTAAGGATGCCAGCAGACGAATCTACTTGAGCTCAATTAATAGCATCTCGATTTACCAAAGGCGTGGCCGGTCTAGCCGCTTCACTGTCATCATTCGCGGCGATGATGGCCGTGAACTTGGCTCAGTTCGGACAGGTAGCCTGGAGCGAGCTAAGCGATTTGCCGATGCCTTGACATACTTGAGAGCCTCAGCCAGACCCTGACACCACGCTGAATTGCTCGATCATGGCATAAGCTCCTTCGGTACCTGGACGGTATCGCCAAGCTTGGCGGCGATGATCGCGCGCATCGCCGCGACCAGGTGGGTCAAGCCATCCCCGTCCCCTGCAATATCGTCCAGTCCGATGACGGCGAAGAACGAGTCTGAGTAAAGGCCGAAACCGATGCGGTATTTCGCCACCAGCGACCCACCCAGTTCCCAGTCCTCCCAAGGGTTATAACGCTCGCAGTGCTCAGTCGCCTCACCCCGGTAGATGGCGAACACGCGCCAGCCGTTGCCGTACTGGGGCGGCTCGAGGTGCAGAGCCAGGCCCTCGGCCATACCCACAGCCCAGCCCAAAGCCTCGCCGGTCAATTCGGCCGTCTTCACTTCGATCAGGTCGGTCATAGCGTAATTTGCTTGGCCTTGGCCTCTTTGGCACGCTCAATGTTGCCGAACTTGCTCTTGCGCTGGATATCCTTGAAGTTCCGGCAGCCGGACATGAACAGGGTCGATGTCAGATCCTTACGGCTGCGGCCGACCTCCATCACACCTTTCACACCGTGACGACAGAGCACATAGGCGCTCTTGTAATCTCCGCTGCGGAGCATGGTGGTGTAGAAAGCCAGGCGCATTGCCAGGCGCCAACTGTCGCTATCGTCGGATGGGCGCATACGACGGGTGTAAAGCTGACCTTTGCGATACTTGCTCACAGCTCATACCTCTCATCAATCCAGCGCCCAGACGCCATAGCGGGTGTAGGTTCGGGTTGGGTTTCGTGCGGGGAGAGCTGGCGCTCGTTGCCGGCCGCGTGCGGCAGCCAGACCTTCACGCAGCTGATTGCGTCATTGCCAAGCGACCTCATGACGTAGCAGACGACGCCTCGCGATTTGTCTTCGAAGGTCGAAACGCCTGCCGGCAGTTCGGTGGCGCTGGCGCCGGTGGCCAGCAGCAGGAGGCAGAGGGCGAGGCGAGTCATGGCGTCACCCGCTTGAACTCGACGACCCAAACCCACGGATTGCCGGTCCATGATTCGTCGCCGCTTATGCTGCTCCAGAGGCACTCGAATAACTGCGCGGCGGTGAGTGTCTCGTCTGCATCGGGTATGTGCCGAAGGAAGTTCATACCCTCTGCTTCGGCCTGGTCCTCGCTGATGTCCTGCAGCCGCTCGACGCGAACTGCTGTGATTTCCAGCAGGATTCGGCTGGCCCAGCGGGGCATGTGGATCGAGGGGCGTCCCCGGCCCTGCGAGATCATTGCGCATCCAGTCTGCCGGACGCTTCCGTCTGCCGGGTACATGATGGGCTCGCCCTGGCTGAGATCGCGAGGTGCAATCCCATCGAGCTGTGCATCTGCTGCCCAAGCCTCTCGTACCCACAGGCGATCACCTGGTCGGCCATACGGGCATTCCGGGTTGCGTTTTGTCGGATCGGGATGGCGAATGAACGGCTGGCCCTGGCCGTAGCTGCCGATGTCCCCCTTTGTACGGGGCTGGATCTTCACCGCCCGGCGTGTGACCGTCTTACGGCCCTCCAGGATGGCGCGCACCATCGGCGCACTGAACAGGATCGGGCGTTCCTTTGCTTGAGACATAGCTTCGCCTTGGCCGCCATATCGCGGCAGTGAATAGAGGGGAGAGGGGTTACAGCCGAAAATTCCAATTTTGCAGTGATGCTTATTTCGTGAAAGTCTGGTAATCAGCTAATGTCAAGCCGTTTGATGGCATGAGGCTATCAACATTTTATTGTCCTGAGGGGGTACGGAATGAATGAGCAGTCAGTGGTTATTGCTCTCAAGCGGGCTCAAGAAGTGCTTGATACAGCCTACTTTGGACTACGGGCTCTAAAGCAATCAGATCCTTCACAAAAATCAGCCGGGTTGAGGAATGTATTGGTCTTCGGCAGGTCTGTGACGTTTGTTATACAAAATCTGCGGTCAATCGTCGGAGAGCAGAGGTTCAACTCTTGGTATGAACCAATACAGGCGGCTCTGCGTGCTGATCCGCTAATGAAATATTTTGTTGAGGCCCGGAATAATCTTGAGAAACAGGGGCGATTAGATGTAGCGGTAAGCGGTGTGATTAAGAACTTCAGCAGTGCTGATCTACCGAAGCTAGAGCA